ATAACCTTTATCAGCAAGTATTAAGTCACGTACAATTTCTGGACTTTCAGTGTTTAATATCAATGCTGGAAGACGTGGATTATTTGAATGTGGCTCTAATATATCTATAATTTCATTTATGTTTTTAGATGCAGCAGCGCGGCGCACATCACTTCCAGCAACGGTTGGTTGCCCATCAATTAAGTCTTGATTTATTTTTGTTTCAAAATCTGTAATAGTCTTTAATGTTGTAGAAAGTCCTGCTTTGCCAGCAACTGCAGTAATTCCTTTTACTGCTCCACCTGTTGCTGCAATAACTGCAACATTGCCAATAAGTGCATCGCTAATACCAGACATATATCTGCCAGTTGTATTTTCAACAAAGTTTTTTTGTACATCTTTGTCATCCCAAAGGTTGACTTTGTCAATATTTATTCCACCATCTTTTAAGATAGCGTCAGATATACCAGTTACGTGCCAAGGATTTAAATAAGATTTTGTAAGTGCAACTCCAAGAGATACATCTTTTGAACGATTGTAAGCATTTTGTAAATCTGAGAATTGAAAACCTTTGCCATAAATGCCAGAGTCATAAAGTGGACTACTAGGGTCGGTTGCCAATGCTGCTGCTGAAATTGGACGTTTTATAAGTGGACTAAATACTTTTTCTTCTGCCTGTTGACCTAGGACAAGAAGTGGGTCATACTGTTGTATTTTTTTATTTGTCTGACTTGTTATAATATCAGTCATTGCTTGTTGCGTTTGAGAAGACATACCACTTGCAGTAATTGCAGGTTGTAATCCTTTTTGAATGCCAAATTCAACTAAAGGTTTAATTCTTGTTTCGGCAGGGTTTGTAAGATTCATACCACTTGCGGAGAATCCTTCTCCTATGCCAGATAAAGTCTTTCCAGCAAACTTCCCAACTGGACTTTGAGCAACAGTTTTGGCAACTTCAACAGCATTATATCCTGGTATAAAAAGATTTTTTGCTATACCGCCAAGTTCATCAGTGAAGTCACTCCAAAATGACATTACTTCACCACGCTTCCTGGGTTAAAATTAGATTCAGAACTATCTTGTGGGTCAATTCCAGTCAAAGATTTTATGAATGTATTTCTGTCTTGAGTTGATTCCCAATCTATTGTTGAAAGACAAAAGGCAATGCCAAAGTTTTCTGCGCCTAGTGCATTTCCAAATTTATCTAAATGGTCAAAGAATGTATTCTTTTGCCATTGCATCAAATCATACCTTTTAGTTTATTAACAAACCTCTTGTACGAATCTGGAGCACCTTCGATGCGTGCAGCATTAATCAAATCTGGTAAGTACTTTGCAATTAAAGCAGAATTTTCAATTGGTCGTCTATCTGGATTTACGCTATTAGGCAATGCGCTTGAACCTTCGCCTCTGCCAAAATCTGTTCCATCGGAAGCGTGCTTACCAGTAGGTTGCATCTCGTGCAATGCACCAAGACCTAACAATGACGATGGTTGTCCCTGTGGTGCACGACTAGCGCCTTGGTCTCCACCAGCGCCAAGTGAGATTGCTGGGCTGGATGGTGCTGAAGGAGTTCCTAACATTGCTGCGCCACCTGACTGCATTGATAAATCTTTGTTTTTTCCATATCCAAAACCACTATAAGGAGGTTTAGGTTGACCAGATTGACCATTGCCGCCATTAGGAGATATGTTTGCTGGGTTATTCTGAGGAGCAGTTGGTCGGTAACCACCTCTTTTTTCAGCCATTAGTCATTCTCCTCATCGTCATAAGCATTAAATAATTCATTATTATATTCTTCTGCAAGTTGCATCATTCCTGCTGCATTCCAGGGAGTCATAGACTCACTCACTTCAGTATGCAAATATCTTGTACCGTTATAATCAGCCCACTCAGATATTAAAATCCAATTCGCGGCAATAAAATTTTTGCCATTAGAATCTGTATCAACGAGCACTCTTAGTGCTTCGTCTACTTTAGAGTGAAATTCTTTATTCATATTTTTGTTTTAGCAAATTGAATTTTTGTTATGATTGGTCCATTTGTAAATATGTCCCACTCAGAAGCAATCTCTATCGCCTTGCGTACTATTCTTTCTGCATCTTCTGGACCCTTTGCATCTTCAATGCCAAGTGCCTGCATAGCACCAAGTGCCACATCTCCACCAGAACCAGAATAATAAACATTACTAGAATCTCTGTCCCAAGAATAGTCTTCAAAGATTGGGTATATTATGCCTTTGACTGATATGATAAATGCAGAATCGTGTTCTGCTGCATCGCCATCTTCTTTCATATCATACCCAGCATCTATAAATGCTTTTCTCATTTGTGGTATAAATGATTGTGTAACAAATATATCTAAGTCTTGATTTGTTGATGGTTTAGGTGCTTTCCAACCAAACTGTAATATGTTAGAACCACGACCCGAACCAGAACCAGCAATCAATATTCCGTTGTTATCTATAATCTTATTGGTAACCATATTAACTGGACGTCCATTATCGTCACTTGAACGAGAATCACATCCAATTACAGACCAACCATCGCCCTGAATAGCAGCAAGTGTAGTCATAAGTCCCCCAAACTAATTTTATCTACGTGCGACTGTTCTTACACTTCCACTAGCCTGACCACTTGCTGTTAAATTTGAAAGAATGCTCATAATGTCTGGTCGTTGTGGAGCCTGTTCTGGCAATACTGGCGCTCCTTGAGGTGCTTGTGCTCCTTGTTCTGGAGCAAGAGCGCCTCCTGCTGGAGAAGCGGTGGGAGCAGGGGACGTTTGCTCAACCATTTGTGCCTCACCAGCAGGAGGAACTTGTTGCTGCGGAGCGAATGTGGCTTCAATAGCGTCTTCTAGTGCTTGACCTTTTTGACGAGCCTTGATAACCGCAGCAATTTTACGTACTACCTCTGAAGCATCCTGACCCTGTGTAGCCATTTGTGGGATTGCTTGCGTGTAGGCTGTAAGCGAACCTAGTAATGCTGCTCGCATATCTTCAATTTCAATTTTTTCAAGTTCTTGACTTACGTTAACTGTAAATGGAAGTTCTCTCATAGCCATATCTCTAGAAATTAACTTGCCACCCAATGCTTGTAGCATAAAAATAAGACCTTGTGCTGGGTTAAGACCAGCAAGCATACCGTAACGTACATCTGCTGAGTAGTCACCCTTGATATCTTTGCTTGGCTTGTATACAACTTCGTATGGAGAACCAGAATCTACGCCACGAATTGTTTTTTCTTCTGGGTAAATCATTTCATCTATACAGAAACAAACAGTAATTACATCACGAAGTGTTGCAGCAAAGATAGCCTGTGCTGATTTTACTTGTGTATCGAATGCTCCCATAAGAGCCTGTACACCTTGACCAGTAACAACTGAGGCGCTAACATTTCCAGTACGTCCTTCTGGATAGCGAGCACCAACACGCATTTCTGCGTTAAGCAAATTCTGTTCTGTAAATGCGCCTTGAGGTAAAGTAAGTTCTACGCGGCGAACTCCTGCAGGGTTGGATGTACGGATAACAGCATCGCCACCGAGTTGAAGTTCCTGCACATCTTGTGGAAGAACAATAGGAGCCTGTACGGATTTCTCTGCAGCCTCCATAGCAAGTAACGCAAAGCGGTTACGAAGTAATTGAATTCCAAGGATGTCATCAAACTGTCCACGAAGGTCGCCATCAACAGATGGTTTGCGTGCAACAATGACCATCATTTTCCCAAGAGGATTCTTTGCTTGTGAAAGAATCAAATTATCTTTTTGTGGGATATAGATGAGTGACTGTTCTTTATCGTAATAACGTATCATCTCAACTTGATGGTTGAGGTCTTGCTTATATCCTTCTTGCCCTAATAACTGACCAGAATATTCTGGAAATTGAGTTACAAGTTCTCCAAGAGTAAGCATATATCTTTTAGCAAATGCAACACATCGTCCATAGCGGTCAAATTCTGGGTAAGCCCCAATAGGATTTTCTAGGCGAATACGTGGCAGTTTTGCTTCTTCATCCAATTCAATAATGAATGGGAGGAAACCATAGGTGATGTACCAATCTGCACCTGAGTACATCTGTACTGACAGGTCAGAATGTTGAAAGTAGTTAGAAGCAATGCGAGTACGCTTATCAGCAAAGGCGCGAGCCTTATCAGAAACCTGATTGGCGGCAGAACAGTTAACCGCTGGAAGCGGAGCCATTACCTCAGATAAGTCACGAGCAACAACGTCAATAAAGTTGGCTACTACGTTTGTATCTACGCCGTCTGGGAAGAAGTCAGGATAGACTTCAGCAATCTTTCCCTTACGAACAGCAAGAACGTCAAGGTTGCGTGCATCTCTATCGTGGTTACGGAAGCGTAGAGATTGAACTCTAGCCGCTACCTGCTCAATACTTAATGCCATTGTTATCCTTATCCGTAGTGTTCTGCCCATTGCTCAGCAAAGGCTTCGTCTAAATTAAGTGAACCTCTATGAGATTTTTGTGCTCTAGTTGCCCATCTGTTCTGCATCCATTTACTTGAGTTGCTATTCTTTTGCATTAATTCCCTTACACGTATGATGGCAAACCATAAAGCCATTACGCAGTCTGTTGGATTCTTAGTGTCAGGCTTCCAAGTTATAAGTTGCTGAACAAGGGCTTTAAGACCTTCGGAGCCTTCGTTAGAAGGTAATTCAATGATGTTGTTATCTTGGAATCGTCCATCACGCAATGAACCGAAGAGGCTTGCCATTGAGGCAACACCAAAACCCACATCCCATTTATTTTTACCAGTAAAGTGGGAGTTAAATGTTGTTCCATATTGTGCTAACCAGGTCCTTAGTTCTTCGTCTAGAGCATAAGCCTTTTGATGGGCATTGATTTCGATACGCAATTCTTGAGGACGATACTTTTCAACCCACTCTTCAATGAGTGTTCTAATCTTCATTGGAGTTGGGTCTGTCATATTCACTGCATCTAAGATGTAAATTTTGCTATCTGCTCGGTTGTAAGTAACTATCACCGCAGCAGTGTTTCCAGTCATCGCTGGGTCGAGACCCATAACTGTGTATGCAGACTCAATATGCTTGGGATGTCCAGGTGTTCCTGCTTTGAGAGGACCACGTTTTCGCATTCCGTTGACACTTCCTGCAACGCAGGTGGGGGAGAAGATTGAGTCTGATTGAACATCTTCTTGCTGGTAGACCATTGCCCATACTGACGGAGCGACTTCAGACCTTCTTGTAAAAAGCGAGGGTCCATCCCATTTGGGATATAGTCCTTCTTCATCTGCGTGGTCTATGTCCCCTTCTGGTCTGTCAGTCTTAGCCCAGAGGGTCTTCCAGTTGTCTGGCTTCTCATCGAACTCAAGTACTGCTGGTTGAGCAAAGTAAGTAAACGGAGATTTGCCACCCGTCCATTGGTCGCCACTTCGTATCATCTTGTATAAATCTATGGGCGCGACACGGGTTCCTACTATCAGTAATTTTCCGTGCCGCCCCAGGCGTGTGATAACTTCCTTTTGAAGCCATTCAATTTGCTTCTCCCACTCGTGGGCATTTGAGTTCATCACAACATCGTCTAGAATAATTAGGTCGGCGCGAGCGCCATAAATCTGTGAACCAAAACCTAGGGCTTGCACCGTAGGGTCCTTTTCTCCAGAGTCACGTCCCGTACCTAGATAAATCATATCTGCCGACCAGGTGTTAGCATCAGCCTTGTATCCACCATTGGGTCCAAAGGCTACTTGCAACTTTGTCCAGTTAGGGTGGCTTAATCTGGTTTTAATGGCAGATAAGAATTTTCTTGCCATACCCTGAGTCTTGGAGACTATAATGACTCTTGAGTTAGGGTTGGTAATGATTTGGTAGCAAACGTAGTTAATTGTCAAGACTGTGGACTTGGCGTGCTCTGGGGGCACATTGATGAGGATTCTATTAAGAGCACCAGGCTCGTAGGTCATTGATGGATGAACCCATCTTGGCTCTCTGCCTTCGACTAAATCTACCCAGTCTAGGTGATGGTCAAAAAGTTTTGTATCTAAGAACTCTGTGCAGAAGTCAGGAAAAGAAATATCCTTTAACTCTGCTAAATCTGATTTGATACCCTTGCCTTGGAGTCGGGCTTTGTTAGCCCTTTCCTTGAAGTCAGGGTCTGCCATTGACCATTGCCTAAAGGTGACATCGTTGCGCCCTACGGACGCCATAGCCGAAGTAATAGTCGCACCTTGTTGCAGTTGTATCAGTGCTTTCTCTTGGGCTTCCTTCTTTGGGATGTTCTGGATTCCAGGTCTTCTCCCCATTAAGTTGTCCCTTATTAATCGGTCTATTAACGCCTTTTAGAAAACGGCATAACTGTGGTAATTAACTATATTAGTATCTTATATATTTATATATTATATATAAGACTTGCGGAATCAAAGGGAGCAAGTCTGCTCTTTGATTCAGTAAGAATACTTTTTCTTACTATATAAGATAACCTGTTGGAAGAGGCAAAACCGAACACTTTATTTGGATATATTTTTATCTAGTGCCCCTTTGGGGCAAAAGTGCAGGTCAGAGTATATATATAGCCCCCTATATTATATAACAGAAAATTATTTGGTGACTATAGATATATAGAATGCGCGCGAATAAATATATCCTGGGTCAAACCCTGAGCACCTGAGCGATTCCCTAGACCCTCAACCTTTACCTGAGCGTTAGAGTCTTTTGACTGTCCTACTTTGCAGAATGTAGGCAGATAATAATCCAAATATTGAGCGACTAACGACAAAACAATCCTAAGCAGAGTCGGGTGACTCTCCCCCTACCGTAAAT